CGGGGCGCATCCCCCAGGCGCGGCGCGGTGAGTGGGTCGAGCGGGCGGTTCGCCTCGGGGTCGAGGAGGTCGGGGCGATGCTCTCGGACCTCTCGCCTATCGTCGCGGTCGCGAGCCCGGTCGGTCACGGCGGCGCGGCGGCGGACGTCGAGCAGGTGAAGCAGGATCCGCGCGCGGCTGAGGTGGCCCGCGCTAATGACATGTTGTCGCGATTCCGCGGCATGAAGCAGGGGGCGTGATATGGCAAGCGTGAATGGTCTCCAGAGCATCAAGAGCTACCGCCTCACGGGGACCGTGACGCGCGGTCGCATCGTCAAGGCGGACGGTCTGAGCGGCGGCATCGCGGCGGCGGCTCAGGCGACGGGCGCGGGCGAGTACCTCCTCGGCGTGGCTCTGACGAGCGGCGTCGCGGGCGACGTCATTGACGTCCAGCTCCTCGGCGTGTGTCCGTTCGCCATCGCGAGCGGCGCCATCGACCCCGGGAAGTTCGTTACGGCGGACGCGAACGGGAAGATCGTCGCGGCGGCGTCGGGCGACCGTATCATCGGCGTCGTCCTGAGCGGCTCGACCTCGACGGGCGCGACCGCTGACGGCGCGACGTGCGAGCTCAACCTCCAACACTCCATCTTCCCCTGAGGTAATGCATCATGAGCGCTGCTAACTTGTCCCAGCTCGCTCCAGTCTCCCCCATCCTCTCGGGCGCGGCCATCGGCGCGGCTCAGAGCGTGGCGGGTCTGGTCTTCCCCAAGCTCCCGATTCAGCAGGTCGCCCCGACCGCTCATCGCGGGACCATCTTCGTCGAGGCCTCGAGCGGCTACATGGGCTCGCCCCAGGTCGTCGCGACGGCTCTCGGCGCTGACTACCCGCGGCGCGCTCTCGGCGCTCCGACGACCGTGCTGTACTCCTGCGAGGAGTACAAGCTCGCGTCGGACGTGATTCCGACGAAGCTCTCCCAGCGGTCGCAGTTCCCGACGGACTTGTCGGAGCGCGAGGCGGGCGCCATCGGGCGTAAGCTCGCCCTCGACATGGAGACCCGCACGGCGGACCTCTTCTTCAACGCCTCCAACTGGCCCGATGCGGCGCTCGCGGCGGTCCCCAACACGGGCTCGCAGTGGTCGACGACGGTCACGGCGACCCCGATGCAGGACCTCCACACCATCAAGACCATCCTCCGCGCTCAGGCCTACGGGCGGGACGCGGACACGGTCATCATGGGTCGCGAGGTCGCGGACGCTCTGGCTATCAGCCTCGCGGCCTCGGGGATTCGCGTCGTGACGAGCGGCGCGGCTCCGGCGGCTCGTCAGGTCGCCTCCGACGCTTTCCTCGTGGACATGGTCCGCGCGGAGCTCGGCTTGAACCTCATCATCGGCGGCGGTCGCAAGCAGACCAGCGCGGACGGCCTCACGTTCGCGAGCTCCTACATCTGGGGGAAGAGCCTCTGGATGGGCTGCCTCGAGGGTGCGGACTCGGTCGCGAACGCGAGCGGCGACATCATGACCCGCGCTGTCGCGGCGCTCCTCCTCGTCGAGGACGGCCTCTCGGGTCAGGGCGTGAGCATGGATGGCATCGCCCTTCCCATCTCCGTCCGCTCCTATGAGACGGCTCCCCCCCAGGCGGTCGGGACCATCGTCGCGGCCGAGGTCTACTCCGACGAGGTCGTCTGCGACACGAACTTGGGCTATCTCGTGACGGCGGTCGTCGCCTAATGGGAGCCCGCGTCCGTCTCCTTCGTCCTCTTCCTCGCCTCGGGTTCTACAATGCTCCCGTGGAGGTCGACATGACGAGAGAGCAATGGCTCGCGGCCTCGCGGCTGCTAGGGTCGGACGCGGTCCTCCTCGAGTACCGGGCGCCTCCAGAGGTCGAGGCGGTCATCGCCTCCATCCTCGAGGCGGGCGGGCCCTCAGACGCGGCTCCGGTCGACGTCCCTCCATCTACTCCGCGGACCATTCCCTCGCGTAAGCGGAGGGGCTAATCCGTGGCGATTCCGGCGGACATCCGCGCGGCGCTGCGTCGTCGTCAGGCGGACCTCGACCGTCTCGGGAATCGTATCGGGTCGGAGCTCGTCGGGCTCCGTGACTCGCTACGCGACCGACTCATCGAGCTCGCGACGGATGCGGGCGGCGGCGACTGGCGCGCCGGGATTCTCGCGCTTCAACTCGACCAGGTCGCTGCGGCAGTCGCCGAGGAAACCGGCGAGATACAAGACCAGTGGCTCGACGGTCTCGACGGCATCGAGCGCGCGACTCCGGACTTCCTCCGGGAGGTCGGGCTCGACCCCGAGACGGTCGTCGACGTCGAGGAGCTCGCGACCATCATTGACGCGGCGCAACGGGACGCGGTCGACGCTTTCCGCGCGCTCAATCTGACGCTGTCGACGGAGCTCGTCCCGCTCATGCGGGAGGGCTACCGCCTCGAGAGCCTCACGGAGCTCTCGTCCCGCCTCTCGGAGCGTCTCGGGGTCTCGCTCGAGCGAGCATCGACGGAGGCTCGGACCCAGACCGCGGTCTATGCTCGAGCGCTCGCGAACGCCTACGCGGACACGACCGACCTCCCGGTCGGCTACGCCTACGGAGGCCCGGACGACGGGCTCACGCGGCCCTTTTGCGAGGCCTGCGTCGGGCTCTGGTTTTCGCGGGACCTCGTCCGGCGGCTCGACAATAATCAGACCGGGCTCCCCCATCCCTTAGAGTCGGGCGGCGGATACAACTGTCGCCATTCATGGCTCGCGGTCCCGCTCTCCCAGGCGAAGCGCTGGGGTTACAAAGAGGCGACCGAGGCGGACGTCCGAGCGGCTAACTCCGCGGCGCGGTGACTCTCGCGGCGGTCTGTGGTAGGGTGTCGCCATGACCGCGCGAAAGCTCATCACGGGACTCTCTCATCGATTCCGCTGGGCGGCTCCGGATGGCTACGTCGTCGCGGCTCCGTCTCTCGTCGTCGACTGGCCCGCGGGGTCTCAGACCTACGCGCTCACGGCGACCAGGTCTCCCGATACGGTCTCGGCTATCTCCGCGGACCGTCGCTCGCTCACGGTTACATGGGGCCTCTCGGGGTCATTCGCGGCGCTGTCTGCGATAGGCTCTCCGTCTCCCGCGGTCCTCCGCGGAGAGGGCATCGTCGGCGCTCCGGTGCGGGTCGTCCGCGTCGTCTCCATCGGCGCGGGGACGGGCGTCCTCGAGCTCGCGGAGGCGCTCCCTCTCCCGGTCGACATCGTGACGTCGAGCCCGACCCTCTACTGGTCGGAATACTCGGCGACCATCCCGTCCGGAGACCTCCCGGCGACTCCGACGCGGGGTATCCGCTGGACCGTCGACTACACGGCCTCGGACCCTATCAGCGGGGAAGCCGTCGACTATCGTCGAGACCGAGACGTCCTCCACGTCGTCGCGATGGCATTCGGGACGGAGCTCGGGGACGCGGACCTCCTCGGCTACGTCCCGGACCTCCGGACTCGTCCGGTCGGTCAATCGAGCTGGAGAGCCCAGCGGGAGGCGGCGCTCGACGAGCTCATCGGGCTAATCCGGACGCGCATCGCTCCGCGCGTCGAGGACGTTCTCCCGGGTCGAGCGTTCGCGCGCTCCCATGCCTACCTCGCGGCGGCGAACATCCTCGACGGGACGATGGTCGGAGGACAGGACCGGACGACCCTCGCGACCTACTACCGGGAGCGGGCGGTCGCGGAGCTCGAGGCTCAACTCGCCCTCGTCGACTGGTCCGACCTCGACCGTAACGGGGAGGTCGACCCAGGCGAACAACTCGCGGCGGTCGTCTCGCGGATGACCTCACGCATCGGCTCGACCTTCACGAATCGCGGGGTCGTCGACTTTGCTCCGGACGCGGCTCCCTATCCCATCGACCGCGCTCGCGTAACGGACGAGCGCTAATGGGCGTCAAAGTCAAAATCGACCTTACGAAGTTCCCGCGCTACTTCATCGACGAGGCGGCGATGCGCGACATCGCGGAGACGCTCCGAGCGAGCATCATCCAGCGCGCCTTTTTCGAGGGCCTCGACGTCAAGGATACGCGGTTCGCGGACTACTCGGAGAAGCCTCGCGTCGTCTACTACGCCTCGGAGACCGCGCGGCGCTTGAAGCCTAAGGGCGGGACGGAGTGGATAGGTCGTCGAGGACCTCGCAAGGGCGAAGCCGTCGGGCGCTACTATCCGGACGGTTATCGCCAATACAAGGCGGAGAGCCGCAAGGGTCTAACCGAGGGGTCCGTCGAGGTCGACCTCATCCTCTCGGGTCAACTCTCGCGGAGTCTGCGGGTCACGCGGACGACGACTAATCAGGCGCGCATCGAGGTGCGCGGGAGCGCGACCGCATACGCGAGCGCGGTCAATGCGAAACGAGAGTGGCTCGGGGTCAGTCCGCGAAACGTCGAGGACCTTAACGCGGTCCTCGCGGAGATTGTCGGCGCGGCGGCGCAGCGCTCGACGGCGGGTCAACAGGCGTGAGCGTCGAGACCCTAGTCGAGGCGATGGGGCCTCTCCTCGCGGCGCTCGAGCCGAGTCACGCCCCAGGGCTCCGGCTCCTCGTCGTCCCGGAGGTCCGGAGCGAGGGCGAGCTCTTCGCGGAGTCCGACCGAGTCGGCTCGCGGGCGGTCTACATCGAGACCGGAGCCATCATCGACACGGGCCTCGTCCAGGGCGACGCGCTCGACGAGGTCTCGCAAGCGCTGACGGTCGTCGTCCTCTACCGGGACGCGGACCTCGGACCGCTCGCGACGTGGGCTCCGACCTCGGACGCGGCGCTCATCATGGGCGCGCTCCGTCTCCATTCTTTCTGGTCCTCGCATGTCTCCGACCTCGCGGTCCTACCGGAGACGCAAGTCGAGACCCGGGGCGACATTGACCGAGTTACCGGATACGTCCTCCGTGTCCGCCTAAACGTAAGGAGCACCATATGAGCGCAGGACGTCTCGGCGGCCAGTCGGTCGCAATCGCCATCGAATCGACCTACGGGAGCCCGAGCGCGACGGACCATGCGCTCGTCGACACGTCGGGCCTGACTTACAACGCCATCAAGCCAACGCGGACGAGCTCGTCGAGCGCGGCGGAGTCGGCGACCATCCCGCTCTATTCGGAGCCGTCGGTCTCGACGAGCGGCGCGGGTCAGGTCCCGGAGGTCGAGGCTCCGTATCTCTCCAGCGGCGAGCCCGCTATCCGGGAGCTCGGGGACTTCACGCTCGTCTTCAAGGGCGAGAGCGCTCAGGGTCTCAACTTCGGGTCGACCCGACTGAAGGAGCTTCTCGCGACCTCCCTCGGGACGGTAAGCAAGAACGGTGGGAGCGCTGTCACGGTAACGGCGGCGGTCTCGACGACCGTGTTCGAGGTCTCGGCGGGCGACCTCAGCCTGACGAATCCGGGCGACGTGGTCGCGTGGGTCTCATCGGCGCGGCTCACGGAGTACGGCATCATCACGGCCATCAATGCCGGGACGAATCAGGTGACGGTCCGACCCGCTTTCTCGGCGGCTCCCCAAATCGGCGACTCGGTCAAGCTCTGCTCGGTCGTCTATCCGGAGATCGGGGCGGTCGGGGCGACGTCCCTCGCGGTCCGGTATCGCGACCGCGCTCGGGAGGTCGAGGCGACGGGCTGTCGAGCGAATCAGATCGGGCTCGCGTTCGCGGGCGATGACTCGCGGACCGCGGAGATTAGCGTCCAGCTCTCGCCCGCATACAAGACGACTCAGGCCTACGGCGGCGCGCTCGCGGCTCCGAGCAACATCGGAAACGGGACGGCGCTCAAGCGCTGGGGACAGGCTGTTTACGGCGACATCAACACGGGCGCGCGGACGGTCGCGACGCTCCGCGGCTGGGAGGCGACCATCGCCATCGGGCTCGACCCGGTCGGCTCTGCGACGACGAGCATCGTCGGGGCGGCGGATGCGGAGGTCGTCTCCGCTCAGTGTACGGTCTCGCTCACGTTCTCGGACTTTGCGAGGGCGACGCTCCGCGACTGGCTCCGGCTCGGCTCGACCTACACATGGGTCCTACCGCTCGAGGGCGGGGAGCTCGCGGGCGCGGCGCTCATCATCCCGTCGGCGTATGTCTCGGAGCTCCCGGGCGACACGGTCGAGGACGAACGGTCATACTCGACGTGCACTCTCTCCGCGGCCTCGAGCGAATACGTCGGGACCAGCGGGACCCCGACCGCGGCGAATGGGGCCTACTTCCTCCTCGCGTTCTGTTCCTGAAAGGTTAGACCGTGGCTCTTACCGTAGTCGTGTCGGCGGCCATTCCGACGCGATTCGTCCTCCTCTGCGACCCGGCTATTCAGTCGGTGAACGATGAGGAGGCGTGTCGTGTCTATGCGGAGACTCGGGACATCGGAGCCCTCGTCGTCCCGGACAATGCGACATGGGTCGAGGCGCGGGCGCTCAGTAAACGCTCGGTCGCTCTCCATGACCTCCGGGCGGCGCGGGAGCCTGAGGCAGACGACATCTCTCGGGGCCTCGCTCGCCTCGAGGCGATAGCGGCGGACGTCATCGAGAGCATCTCGGACTTCCCGGACATCGTCCGCGGGGCGTCGGGCTACCCGGTCGCTCGACTCTATGACAGGCTCGAAGGAGCGGCGGTCATCTCGCTCGTCTCCGAGGTCGTCGACCATGTGGCGAGGGTCTCGACGCTGGGAAAATCCAAGCCCTCGCCCTGAGGTCTATCGCGTGGCGAGGCGCGGCCCAGAGGCATGGAGTCCGACTCCATGTCGAGGGGTGTCAGAGATGCGCGGAGCGGGACGGTCTCCCTCATGAGCCGGGCCCGCTGACGATGGCTCTCGAGAGCGAGACTCACGAGGACCTCGCGGCGTGTCCTCTATGCGAGGTCTCCGCGGCGTGGGTCGGGGTCGTCCTCGACGTCTACGAATGGACCGGGAGGGGCCAGAGCGCGGAGGATGTGGTACCATGTCCGGCGGCGGTCGTCCTCGATGGCGTCCTGACGCTCGCTCGCGAGCTCCGGGTCGTCGAGGGGTACGAGGTCACGCGCTCGAGCTCGCGGAGGTGACATGGTCTCGGACGGGAAAATCGGAGTCGACGTCGAGGTAACGGGCGCGGCGGAGTCCGAGGCCAAGCTCCGCAAAATCGGCGAGGCGGCTCGCGAGGCCGGGGAGAAGGCTGGTAAATCGGGCGGTCTCATCGGTCGGTTTGAGGCGGCGACGCGGTCGCTCGACGACGCGGTCGACAAGGTCGAGAAGCCCATGCGGACGTTCTCGGGGGCGGTCGACATCGCGTCGGTTGCTCTCGGCGCTGGTCTGGCGGGTCCGCTGGGTCAGGTCATCCAGCAACTCGTCGAGATGGGTAAAGCCCTTTTCGAGAGCGGGAAACAGGCGGGCGTCTTCGCGAAGAGCTCGGAGCAGATAACGGCGGAGCTCCGCAAAATCGGCGACGCGGCTAAGGCGTCGACCTCGGACATCGAGGCGTTCTATTCGCAGATCGGACAGACGCCCGCTCAGCTATCGGACGCGGAGCGCATCCTCTCCGACGTCGGCGCGACTCTGGCGAAGACGCTCAAAGACCGCCTCACGAAGCTCGACGATGAGGCGCTCCAGGCGACCGCGCTCCGACTCGCGAAAGAGCAGGAAGCGGCGGATGCTCGAGCGAAAGCGCAAAAGCTTAAGAACAGCCAGGACCGCGACGAGGTCGCTCAATCGAACGCCCTTTTCAAGCAGGCGAGGGCGGCGGAGGAAGCGGCGGCGGCGGCGCTCGCTCGATATGTCGAGCTCCTCGACCTCCGTCGGACGGCGGCGAAAGAGGCTCAGGACCAGGACGACCGGACGAGGAAGTCTCTCGGGCTTCAGACCCGAGGCGAAGAGGCAGCGGCGAAAGCCGCGGCGCTCAATGCGGAGGCGGCTCGTAAGCGCATCGAGGAGCAAGAGAAAGCGCGTCAAGCGGCGGCGGAGGCCTTCAAGCGCGCCCAGGAGCAGCGGCGTAAAGCGGAGGCAGAGGAAGAGGCGGCGGCGGAGAGGCGGCGCAAGGAGGACGAGGCTCAACTCCTCCGGCTCCGGGAGCTCGGAAAAGAGGCGGCGGCGGCTATCGCGGACATCACCGCGGCGAACGACCGCGCGGCGCTCGCGGCGTCTCTGGCGGCGGCGGGTCAGACCATCGCGGGATACCTCCCCGGACTCCAGGCTGTCGGCGCGGCGGCGGCGTCGGGCGTCGGCATGGTCGGAGGCGTCGTCGAGGGCGCAGAGGCGGCGCGGCAAGAGGAGGAGGCGGGTCGAGCTCGACGCCTCCAAGCGGCGCTCGATGGAGACGCGGCGGCGTCGCTCGCTATCCAGCTCGAGGACCAGGGACAGAAGCTCCGCGAAAACTTCGCGAGCGTGACTCAGAGCGCGCTCGACCTCCAGAGCGTCGGGGTCGGAGCGGTCAAGGGTTTCGCGGACGCGGTCGGGTCTGCGCTCGCGCAACTCATCATCACGGGCGGCGCTTTCGGAAAGTCGTTCAAGCGCGTCGCGGGAGAGGTCGCGGCGTCGCTCGCGTCTCAGTCGCTCTCCTACTCCGTATTCCTCGGAGCCGCGGCGATTGCGTCGGCATTTTCGCCCGGCCTCCTCGGTCCGTGGTGGAATCCCGCGACCCTCGGCGCGGCGTCGGCGGCGATGGCGGCGGTCGGTGTGACTCTGGGTCTCACGGCTCGAGCTCTCGGCGCCGGTAAGACGGACGCCCCGAGCGCGGGCGGCGGAGGCGCGGCGGGCGGCGGCGGCGATAGGACGGCGAGCTACTCGGCTCCGGGTCAGAGCTCGCCCTCGATGAATGTGACTGTCGTCCTCGGAGTGGAGCAAGTTTCGGACGTCCTCGTCAGACAATCCCAGCGGGAGTCCCGGTCCGGGTCCCTCGCCTCCTCTAGACTGGCGGTCGCCTAATGGGTTCCCTCGTCCTCGGTTCTCAGCCTGCGGCGAAGAAGTATCCAGCGCTCCTCCGCGGCGTCGATGTCGCGGAGCTCCTCGGCGAGCCCATCTTTCAGCGCGGCGGCGTCGACGTCATCGTGACCCCGGCGGCTCAGACGTTCTCCGGCGGTCGGTTCCCCGACGTCCTCGGGTTCCTCAACGGCTACGGGTCGCAGACCGGGCGCTCGATGACGGAGGATCTCCGCTCGAGCTGGGTCACGGCGGGCGGCTCTGCGGGCGATTCGTGGGAGGTCATCATCACGGAGGACGACCGGGTCGCCGTCCGTGTCCCGACGGTCGACCTCGCGTCTTTCGACCTCGCGGCCTCGAGCGGGAATGCGTGGGGATTCGCGACCGGGACGACCAGCTCCTCGACGGTCGGGACCTTCCAACAGGTCACGGCTCCGGACGCATGGCGGCGCGGGAATCTGGACCTCTACGTCGCCCCGAATGCCCTCACCATCACGGACGGCGTGACGGCCTGCGCGCTCTCGACGACGACGGCGCGGGTCCAGGCTATCCCGACCGCGCTCCGCGCCTCTACGGACTCGGAGGACGGGCTCGGGCCCGTGTCCTCCCTCGAGCGTCTCGATAACTTCTACTGCGACTCGCCCGACTTCCGCATCCGCTGGGGCGTCGATGCGGCGGGCAAGGTCTGGACCTCCTACCCGTCGAGCGTCTCCGCGATAACTTGGCTCGCGACGGACGCGGGCCTCGCATTCAGGCGGCTCTTTGGCTTCACGGGCGAGGAGACGGTCTCGACGGTCCTCGGTCGCTCCATCCTCACGGCGACCTACCCGTGTCCGGCGGTCCTCGTCCTCTACCGCGGGATGAGCCGATACCAGGTGAGCACGGAGAGCATCGACGGAGCCGTGACCCTCGCGAACGGACGAGCTCGAGGACGACACATCGGCGCCTCGACGCTCCATGATGTGACCTACACACTCCGAGGCCCGACCTCCCAGCTCGACCAAGAGGGGCAAGCGGTCCGCGCTTTCTGGCCCTCCTCGGGGCGCGGTCAACCTCTCACGCTCTGGCTCGACATCGGCGACCCTCGACGACATCGGCACATCGAACAACTCTACACGGGCGAGACGGTCCCGGAGTTCTCGACGGCCTACACGACCCAGCATCTAAAGGGGCGCATCGTCGGGCGCGTCGCGAGCTCGAGCTCCTCGACCTCGACGTTCGGTCTCGACGGAGCTCGGGTCAGGTCATCGGACGTCTCGGTCACGATTGCGGAGGAGCCCTAAGTGGCGCGGACCATCCCGGCGACGCTGACTCCCGTCGACCCGTCGACCCTCCTCACGGGCGAGCCGCTTAAGGCGACGACGGTCGCGGCGCTCGGGGCGGCGGTCAACTGGAGTTTAGCTCACGTCGCGCGGTCTCCGGTCATCGCTCAGGCATGGGCGGAGACCGCGGGGTCGGTCCCGTGCGCTCGGACCTCTCCGGTCCCGGCGACGGTCGCGGAGTGGACCATCCCGGAGCTAGAGGGCGGCTCGGTCGTCTCGGTCGTCGTCATCGCTCGAGTCCGGTCGGGCGTCGCGGGGTCCTCTCACTCGGTCACGGTCCAGTCGGTCAACGGCGCGGACTCTTTCACGGTCAATGCGACGAGCGGTCTCGACGCGACGTGGAAGGCCTACACGGGGACGCTCGATGTCGCGTGGATTCTCTCGCGGGAGACCATCCGACTCCGCCTCGCGGGGTCGACTAACGCTATCGAGGTCGCGTCCCTCCTCGTCTACTGGCCCTCGCTCGCGTCTCTCCCAGCGGGGACGACGGCGGACGGTCGGACGGCGGTCGACGATGGGGAGCTCGTCGCGGACCGACCGCTCTCCGCTCGCGTAGGCTCCCAGATTTACGCGACCATCGACGCTCTCGGCGCGCTCCCTCGGGTTCACGTTAACGTCTCGGACCTCCAAAACGTCGAGCTCGCGAATCAGGACCGCCTCCCTCCCTACGCCCATCAATGGCTGTCGCCTCGATTCATCGACAGCGCGGACCGAGCGTTCGACATCCTCGCGCGGGTCGTCGCCTCGAGCGCGGCGGCGGGCGAGGTCATCGTCCAGCACTCCGGCGGCGCGGGCGGATTCTCGTCGTCGACCATCGAGTTCGGCGCGCTCTCCGTCCGAGACGCGAAGACCGAGGAGCTCCGGCGGACAGACCGCGCGGGCGCTTACGCTCAAGACCTCTCGGTCCAGTGGCAAGCGGTCCGAGTGTGGCCCCAGCCAGACCCGGCGACGTGGGATACCGTACCGACGGCGATGTCGACGGTCGACGCGGTCCACGGCCTGCTACTCTGGAGTTTCTCGTGACCGTCCCCTACACGTCCCGGCGGCTCGTCCCTCCGTCTCCGCTCCCGACTCAGTCGGCGCGACCCGTCCTCGGGCAGACCCTCGCGGCGCTCGCGGACGGGGTCAACACGGTCGCGGGCGTCTACGCTCGGAGCTGGCAAACAGTCCACGTCTCCCAGGTCGTCGAGACGGCGGCGGCGAACCTCAACGGCTACGTCCACTCGGCGAACGGGATAAACCAGAGCATCCGCGCGGCGTATCTGGTCGGGCCTCTCGATGAGGCGCTCCAGGTCGCGGTCCTCGTCTCGTCGGAGGCGGAGGGCGGGACATCGACGCCCTCGGTCACGGTCCAACTCGAGGACGTGGGCGGCTCCGTCGTCGACATCGGCATCAAGTGGCAACGCTCCGACGGGTCCCTCCGAGGGAATGAGGAGGAGCGGCCTAACGGGTCCCGGCGGCTCGTCCCGACGTGGTACTACTCCGGGGACCTACGTCGACCAGGTCTCGCGGTCGCGGCGCTCCCGTCTCTTCCTCGAGCGCTCGAGACGGTCGCCTCGACCTATGACCTCCGCGAGGCTGTCGCGGTCGTCAGAGCCTCGACGGTCTCCGCTCGGCTGCACGCGGTCGCCATTCTCCCGGTCTGGGGTCAGACGCTATGAGCGATCCTCTCGTCGATGCTCTCCGCGGTCGCGAGCTCGCGGTCGTCCTCGTCATCTCCGGTATCACGGACCGCTACTACTGCGGGCCCGCTCCGGACGTCGAGCCGATACCGGGGACGACTGGGCTCGACTATCGGGACGTCTGCGCTCTCCTCTCCCTCGGGGCGGAGTCGGCGACCGTCGACGACATCCGGAGCAAGGTCTCTCAGGCTCCGGTGACGATACGTCTCGCGGCGCGGGACGCTCCGGTCTCTGCGGCTACGCGGACCGCGGCGACACACTCGATCGACCCCGTGTCGACCCTCCGGCGCATCGGTCCTCGAGGCGCTACCGGGACGAAGCTCGCGGGGACGGTCCCTCACGAAGCGGGCCCGACGGACGTCGATGTTGTCGACGATGTGTCGACTTGGACCGGCCTCGTCCACTGCGGCCTCGAGGCGATGCAACCGACGGCGACCATCGGGACGCAACTCCAGGGATGCGCTCGAGGCGTCGCGGATACGCGCATCGCTCGCCATCTCTACCAACCGACGCGCGGCGCGCAACCTACGGTCACTCGCGATGTCACCTACTGGAGAGGGCGTCCCGCAATCGTTCGCGCGGCTCCGGTCGTCGACGGCGTCCGCGTCGGAGCCTATGTCGAGATATGGCGCGGCGTCCTCGACCGGGAGCCGGAGCTCTCCGGCGACGGAATGACGCTGACTGTCAAAATCGCGGCGATGTCTGCGGCGATGCGACAGCGTCTCTCCGCTGGGGCGACCTCGACTAAGCTCCTCCGCGGGTGGCATTACTTCACGCCCGGGCGCGCGTCGGACGTCCGCATCCGTCAGGTCTGGCCCGTCGGCGCGGCCTATCGAGGGGTCGCGGACGTCGTCGCGGTCGATGCTCAACTGACGTCCGATACATACGAAGCCCATGTAGCGCAGTCAGACATTACGCTCCCGGCGGGTCATCCTCGGAGCGGAGCGGTCCTCCTCTCGGGGACGCGATACGAGACGACGGCTCGACTCCCAGGGCTGGAGCTCGACCTCGACCCTAACCCTCCGGTCGGGAGCTACCGCCTCCGCAATCCAGAGCTCGCGGAGGACGCGCGGCTCTCGCTCATCGACGACAGCGGGCCTCAGGTCGTCGCGTGGCCCGAGCGTCTCCTCGTCGCCATCGCGGGCGCGGACGCTGGGCTCGCGGCGTACAACCTCGCGACACATCGCCTCGACCGCTGGACCGTCGACACGACTCAGGGCGACGCGGGGCGATGGGCCTCCGTGTCGATGGCGCAGGGCGTCGGTAGCTGGGAGTTTCGGGCGGGCCTCGTCGAAGAGCCTCAGGCGGACTCCGAGCTCACGCTCCGATGGGTCCCGAGCCCGGCGGACATCTGCGTCGGTCTCGACTATCGAGGCCCGGACGATGCGGCTCACTTCATCGACCTAGAGGCCGGGTCGGTCGCGATACGGAATGAGCGCATCACGGGCGAGGCTACCCTCGGAGCGCTGACGGCTCTCCCGTGTCGAGGTCCCGCGCTCGCGTGGTACCAGAGCGCGGAGCCTTACATCCTCGTCGAGGAGGACATCTGGAGCGCGGGCGGTCCGATGTCGGTCCGCATCTCCGGCGGGGACGACGTCAACTATTCGACCGGGGCTTTCGACGTCGAGATTGCGGGCTCCTCCCCGGTCCTCGACCCGACGACCGGCGACCCCATCGGCTACGTTCTCGCGGTCTCCGCGGTCTCCGACCCGGGCCTCTACGCCCTCGACCACGGGACCCCGGTCACGGTCACGCCCCAGGCGCGGAGCTACGGGACGCCTCCGACCGAGCTCCTCCTCCGGCTAATGGAGAGCGGGGTCGGAGCCGGGACGAATGGGGCATGGGACGTCTACCCATACGGGGCGAACCTCGACCAGTCGGACATCTTCGAGCCGTCTTTCTTCACGTTCCCCATCCCGAGCGCGCTCGAGGGGGCGACGTTCGATGTCGACTCGACTCAGACCGTCGAGGATAGCCTCGGGGACGTCCTGACTCTACTCGGCGGCGCGGTCGTTCAGCGCTACCTCGACGGGCGGCAAAAGCTCGCCCTCGTCTCTCTCTCCCCAGCATCGGACGCGGCTCCGGTCATGGTAATCGAGGACGCGGACATCCTCGCGGACGGACAGGTTACATCCGCGGTCGATGGGCAAGTCGTCCGCGCCTACAAGCTCTCGACCAACTATGACGGCTCGGGCAAGCCGACGAGGGTCACGACATTCGTCGACTCGGACGCGGTCGATGCGGCGGGCGGAGACGGCGGCGAGCAGCTCGCCCTCGACATGCGGGGAATCAACGTCGACGGCGGTCCGCTCGAGGCGGTCGCGGCGCTCCTCCCGGTCATTCAGCACATGAGGCGGCGCGTCGGGGTGCCTCGCGTCCGGTATCAGCTCGCGGTCTCCATCGACCATCCGGGCGCGCTCGAGGTCGCGGTCGGAGACGCGGTCACGCTGACGAGCTCGAGCGCGGTCCGCATCGACGGGACGCTCGGTCTCGTCTCGGAGCCGTGTCGCGTGATGGGCCTCGAGCGGGACTGGTCGGGCGGTCGTCTCGGTCTCACGCTCCAGTCGACCGGGCTCCGTCCGGCGGGCTGGGTCCCGTCCCTCGAGGTCCTCTCGGTCGTCAGTCCGACGGAGGTCCAGACCTACTCAAACCTCTACACCTCGACCATCGACCCGGCGACGGGCGAGACTCAGACCGACCTCGCTCGGACGGGCCTCGACTACTTTGCGGCGGGCGACCGCGTCCGATGCATCCCGGCGGGCAACTGGGGCGCGGGCGTCGAGCGGGACATCGTCGGCATCGTCGGCGACGTCGTCGAGCTCTCCGCGGCTCACGGTCTGGTCGCGGGAGACGCCCTCGACCATGCGTCCTACGATGACGCGACCTCGACGACCCAGCGCTACGCCTACCTCTCCGACGCGGCTCATACGCTCGGAGCGGCAGCCGACCGCGGGAAAGACGTCGGCTAAGCGCAAGTCGAGCAACGGCGCGGACTTGCGACAATCGACACGGGGTCTCTCTTTTTCTGCTGTTTTTATTTGCAAACGTAAGCGGGCGGGGCTATGGTCTCTCTTGTCGACGGGGAGTCGGCCACGGACAACGGAGAGACAAGATGAGTCACATGATTCGGCAGATGAAGGCGGCCAAGCTCTCGCGAAGAATCGCACGCCTTGACGCGCTGTGCACTGATGGTCGCGGCGACGCCCTCGCCTATGTGCCCTACGGCTGCGTCGCGCTGACCGTCTACCGCGGCCCGAATAAGTCGCCCGTGGACGTCTGCGTCGAGGACAGCGCGACGGGTTGCGCTTGGTTCATGCGTCGTGGCACGTGGCGCGAGCTGCGCCTCGCCCGCGATGAGATGGCTCAGTCCGCGCTCATCATCGACAACTGCGCGCCCTGATTTAAGCAAGAATCTGACACCCACTAAGCGGTGGCATTGATGCCGCTGGGGAGCGGCGAAAGGTCAACACATGGCAAGCAATACGGACATCATCCTCGGCGCGGACGCTCTCGGTCCGACGGCGGTCGTCGCGGCCTCGAGCGCGCTCGCTCCGGACGCGCTCCGGAATCGTCCCCAGGACGCGCTGATTGTTCTCATGGCGGGACGGGAGCTCGGTTTCGCCCCGATGCAATCGCTCCGGATGCTCTCGGTCATCAAGGGTAAGGTCACGTTGTCGGCGGACGCGACGGTCGCCCTCGTCCGCAAGTCCGGCGAGTGTGTCGAGTGGCGATGCGTCGAGACGACCCCGACCCGGGCGACCTACACGACCAGGCGCAAGGGCGACACGGAGCCGACGGTCCTGACGTGGACCATCGAGCAGGCGCAGCGCGCGGGGCTCACTGGCGGGCAGGGCTGGCGCTCCTACCCGGAGGCGATGCTCCGCGCTCGATGCGCGTCGGCGCTCGCCCGCATCGTCTACCCGGACCTCGTCGCGGGCATCTATGACCCCGACGAGCTCGCGACTCCGCTCGACTCGGTCAAGGTCGAGCCCGTCCAGGCGAAGGCTCAGGCGCTCGCGGTCGACGTCGTCGAGATCGTCCCGGCCTCCGAGCCCTCGACCGAGGACCGTCGTCGGGCGCTCATCTCCTCGATGATGCTGGTCGAGTATGACGCCCCGGCATTCGTCGAGGAGCTCATCGGTCGCGATGGTCTCGACCTCGGGACCGCTCCCATCGACCGCCTCGAGGCGGCGGTCCGCTACCTCGGGACGCCTAAGGGCGCGGCGCACATCGCGGGCTGGGCGGCTAAGCGGGACGCAGCGATGAGTCAGACCGTCAGCTATGAGGAGGGCGAGCGATGAGCGTCCGAGACATGGATGAAATCGAGGAGCTCCGGACGCGGGTCGTCCGCGCGGCGGTCCGGGCGTGTGACCGTGGGGCGATGACCTCCGAGCGCATCGTCGATGTCTACGTCGCGGGCCTCTACTCGGGCGCGCTCGTCTACGTTCGTGGCACGTCGACCCAGGCGCAGGCGATGCGGCACATCCAGGACATCATCGAGCGTCTCGAGGCGCTGGAGGGAACGAAGCCATGAGCATCGTCGTCGGAGAGAAAGAGCCGCGCGGATTCGACTGGGTCGCGATGGGTCTCGGCGTCCTCCTCGGAATCACGGGGACGGTCATTGTCGGCGCTCAGAACGGGGAGGCGGTCGGTCGGAGCATCGAGTCGGCGACCCGGTCATGTGTCGACGAGGTCGGGACGCGCAATCTCGACAACATGTCCGCATGCTGGGATATGCAGGCGGACGCCCTTAATCGAATCGAGCTCCAGAGGCAGGCGCTCGACCGCCTCGCGGCCCGATGCGTCCTCTCCGTCCCGGAGGCGGAGCGACTCAGGGTCACGAAGACGCGGGACGTCCGACCGTTCAAGGTCCAGGCCCCGTCCTCGACGGCGGGCTCGGCTGACTGGCAGTCGGAGGACTTCGGTCCTCCCGGAGACCCGGACGGCGCACCATGAAGCACGACCCGGAGAAATGGCTCCGAATGCGTCGGCGGCTCCTCGGGGCATGGTGTGCCGATGGTCGTCGGACCTACTACCGATGGGAGCCCGAGGGCATGGAGGCGACCGTGACCTATCCCGGCGGCTATCAGGTCGAGGTCAAGGTCGCGGCGGTCTGGGATGGAGGCGAGAGGCCCTCGCTCGAGTCTCCAGGTGAGCGCGGAGGATGGGAAATCCTCGCGGTCTGGTATCAGCGGCGCGGGACTTGGGTCGACCTGAGTCCCGTCCTGAGCGTGGAACAATCTCACGAGGTCGGGCGGCAGCTCGACCAATTTTAAGCCGCTGGGAGGCGGCGGGAGGACGACAGATGAGTAAGGTTTCCGAAGTCCTAACGATGCTCGAGCGGTCTCGGGCGCTGGGTCTGAGCGCGGAGGTTCAGGCGACCCTCGACGCGGCGATTCTCGCGGAGATGGGCATCCAGAGGAAGTCCGCTCCGGCGGCGGTCCAGCTCGACATCTTCGCGGCGCGGTTCGAGCCGTCGACGACCACGAGCTCGACGACCTCGAGCTCGACGGACGCGCCTACGCCCGAGGAGCGGCGCGCGGCGTTGGAGCACAAAAAGCGGGAGGCGGTCCGGCTCCGGATGATTTACGCGGAGTGGATGTGGAGCGACCCGACGCTCCGTCAGATCGGCGAGTGGCTCTCTCAAGCGGTCAAGGTCGCGGGGAGTCAGAGGGCGCTCGCCCTCCTCCTCAAGGTCACGGTCTCCATGATTGATAGCTATCGCGGCGGCTTTACTATGCCGGGCGCTCGAGAGGCCCGAATCATCGCGGGTCTCATCCGGCTCCCGGAGGAGCTCGTCGTCTCGATGTGCGATGCGGCGGGCGACCATCTCGACGAGCTCAGGGCGGCGCAAGGTCTCCGGCGGGCGGTCCGTCGGAGCTTCAGTAATCCACCATTCAGCGGAGAGGAGTAAACATCATGGCGAGTCTCAATCGAATCCAGCTCATCGGGCGCGTCGGTCGCGACCCCGAGACCCGGTATACGTCGACCCAGACGGCGGTCGCGTCGTTCAGCCTCGCGACCTCGGAGCGGGTCAAGGATGAGGAGCGGACGGAGTGGCATCAAGTGAGCGTCTTCGGGAAGACCGCGGAGCTCGTCGACCGCTACGTCAAGAAGGGCGCGCTCGTCTACCTCGAGGGGCGGCTCCAGTCGCGGGAATACCAGGACAAGGCGGGGCAGACTAAGAAGGTATGGGAGGTCATCGCGGACAAGGTGACGTTCCTCGACACGCGAAAGGCGGAGGAGCGCTCGACCGAGACGGCCTCGGCGGTCTGGATGGGAGGGACCCCGGCGACGCGACCCGCTCCGAGTCCCGCGGCGAGCTCGAGCAAGTCGACGCCCGTCGACTTTGAGGACGACCCGATTCCGTTCTGAGCGGTTTCGACTTGCAACTGAGAAAGACCGCGGCGACACTGTTCGCGGTCATGTAGACCGGAGAGTAGCAATGTTTGACCGAGAGTCTTATCAGGCGTCCGGGATGTCTATTGCGGACCTCGCGGACGCGGCTCGCGTGTCGTTCTCGACGGCGTGGCGCTGGGTCTCAGGGTGTAAGCCCTCCCCGATGGGCATAGAGAAGCTCGTCGCCCTCGGGCTCTGGATTCACGTCGCGGACGAGTCGGCTAAGGGTGCGGCGTGAGCTGGGTCCGTCTCGACATCGACCTCCCGATGGATGGTCGACTGACGGCCTCGGGGCATGCGTGGGCGTGGCCCGCGGTCCTAACTAGGGCGAAGAGCGGCGACGGCTACGTCTCGGCGCGGGACCTCTCGCCTCGGGTCATGGCGCATCTCTGGGGCCCGTCGGTCGAGGCATGGTCGGACGCTGTCGCCTACTTCCTCGAGGAGGGTCTCCTCGTCGTCGATGGGGACGGCTACCGGGTCGAGGGATGGTCGGAGACCCAGCGGGACAACACGGGGGCGGAGCGTCAGCGTCGCCTCCGGGCATCGAAGCGGGAGACGACCGAGGAGCCCGTCGAGGAGTCCGACCCGTCACGCGACGTAACGCGACGTCACGCGACGTCACGCGACAACTCGGACAGTCACGCGACGTCACGCGACGTCACGGACGGTCACGCCTACAGTACAGTACAGGACAGGACAATACAGGACAGGACAACAACATCCTCCTCCTCCTCCTTACCTCCTCCCCCCTCGAGGACGCCCGAGGAGGACGAGGACTTGAGGTCGGTCGTCGATGCGTGGCTCTCGACTCAGCTAACGCCCCGAGGTCACGTCCGAGTCCAGGCGACCGGACACGAGCTCGAGGCGCTCCGGCGGACGTTGTCGACTCACGGTCGAGAGCGGACCCTCGCGAGCATCCGTCGAGCGGCTGACACGGCGGAGACCGCGTCGCCTAAGCTTTCGCTCTTTTTGGCAATCGCGGAGCGCGGGGTCCTCGAGGGCCCGAGGCCGGAGACCCCGAGACGCGAGGGGAAGTCCGAGACGAAGACGAAGCGCGCGGAGCTCGCGGCGGATGATGACTACTGGGCAGAGGGGCGAGAGGCGTCGAGGAAACTCGGCGGGCGTCGCGTGACGAAAGTCCCGGGCGTCGGCTACATCGCGACGGAGGAGCTCACGCCCGAGCATATCGCGGCGGTCGAGGCGGCGGGTTTCGCAGTTCTCTAACTTGACGACGCCCGCGGAGGGCGTAAAACCGGAGAGCCGCTGGGGAGCGGCGAAAGGACAAACGACGATGGATAAGCGCATTGGAACGGCGGACAACTACGCGATCTCGGACGAGGTCGCGGCCTCTCAACTCCGCTACCGCTACGAAAAGACCCCGGATTATCTGGAGTGGCTCGAGGCGGTCGCGGCGTGGCGGCGATGCGGGATGGATGGGCCCCAGCCTCCCGCGCCGGACCTGACTCAGGGTCTCCAGGAATACCGGGACGGGGTCCCGACGCGGCGCGTCTCGGTCGATCTCTGGAGAGAGGACACGCGAGGCCTCGACCTCCGCGACATCCCCTCGAGCGCATACCGGGCGACCGCTCGGGACCGATGGCGACTTCTCGGAGCCGTCCTCCCGGGTCGAGACCAGGTCGCGGTCGGACCGGAGGACCTCGCCTCGACGATGGTCCGGTTCGCCCTTATGGACCTCAACCTGAGACGACCAGGGGACGGCGGGGACGCCTATCACGACATGGTCGCGGAGCTCTACCGACTCGCCCTCGACGCGGCGCGGGAGATGGTCGACTACCTCATGACCGCGGACATCGAGTCGGCGCTCGGTCGACGGGAGGACGACGCTTGAGAAAGCTCATCACGGAGGAGGATATCGTCTGGGTCGATGCGTGGGCGGTCGAGATGCGGAGGCTCATCGCGGAGCGCGGTCAATCGGGCCCGCCTCGCCCTCTTAGCTGGGGAGACGTCCGGGTCGAGGCGGAGGGTCGGGTCTGCGTCTGGACCGCGCCTAAGTGTCAGGTCTGCGGCGGGCTCGGCTACGATACCTCGACGGGCGAGCGGTGTCCCTGCCGGGGTCCGCATGACGGCGGGGTCATGTGGCGTGTCCACGCCCTCAATAACGCCCGCATCCCGGCGAAGTGTATCCAGCGGACCTCCCGCGACATGCTCTCGTCGACGGCGAAGTGGGTCGAGGAATGGCAGCCGTCGGCGCGCGGCTACATCCTCCTCTCAGACCCGGGCACGGGGAAGACTCACTACATGGCGGCGATGGTCCTCGCCTTTATCGAGAGGAGCGTAAGGGCTCGGATGCTCGACTGGCCCACCTTCCTGAGGGAGCGACGGGCGGCGCTCGGGAATCAAGTCCGGCTCGACGCTCAGCTCGACATCATCCAGACCGCTCCGGTCCTCTGTATCGACGAGCTCGCTCGAGAGCGGGAGACCCAGTGGACGGAGGACGTCCTCGACGAGGTCATCGAGGCCCGGTATCAGAGCGGACGGACGACCATCATCGCCTCGAATGCCAAGCCGGACGGGTTCGAGGCCTACATGGGCCCGCGCCTCTACTCCCGGCTCGTCAGCATGGCCCGGGTCGTCGAGTTCCGAGGCATCGACCAGAGGCGGGGGCAGTGAATGAGCTGGCACTATTCGCGGGCGCTGGAGGAGGCATCCTCGGCGGGAGGATTCTCGGATGGCGTACTGTTTGCGCTGTCGAGTGGGACGAGTACGCCCGAGCCGTCCTCATGTCTCGACAGGACGATGGAAGCCTCGAGCCGTTCCCCATTTGGGACGACGTCAGGACATTCGACGGGACCCCGTGGAGAGGCGTCGTCGACGTCGTCTCCGGAGGTTTCCCGTGTCAGGACATCAGCACAGCAGGCAAGGGAGCGGGAATCACTGGGGAGCGGTCCGGACTCTGGCGGGAGATGGCTCGCATCATTCGCGAGGTTCGACCGCAATTCGTCTTTGTGGAAAACTCCCCAGCTCTTACTGGTCGAGGACTCGACGTTGTCCTCGGAGACCTGGCCTCGCTCGGGTACGATGCGGAATGGGGTGTGCTGGGAGCGTCCTCCGTTGGCGCTCCTCATCGACGCGAGCGAATCTGGATTCTCGCGCGCCTCGATTCCGACTCCGACGGCGGGCGATGCGAAAAGTTCGGGAAGTCGACAGGCGGAGGGGAGTCGCGCCCATTCCGGGATCAGCCTGACGGACTATGTGAGACACGACGGCGGGCGCGGTCGGATGTACCCGACTCCGACGGTCGACGCGGCGACGGAGCGAACGAAGGAATACGCTCAAGGCGGGACGAGTCTGTCGCTCGCGGTCCGGATGCTCCCGACTCCGACGAGCTCGGAGCACAAGTACCGACTACAGGGCGACTCTCAGCAATCGAAATGCCTGAACGCTCTCGCTGGTGGAGCGCTGAACCCGAGGTGGGTCGAGTGGCTCATGGGGTGGCCTCTCGGGTGGACCGCCTTAAATGCCTCGGAAACGGACAGGTACCACAAGCGGCGGCGGCGGCGGTCGCGGCCCTTGCAAGGCGGGGAAGATGGGCATGAATGAGCGAGTCCTGACGATGTGGCCCCAGGTGCGGCGGTCGAGCGGGGAGCCGTGTCCGGTGTGCGGGTCGAGGATGGATGCGCGCTCCCAGCGGGTCACGGCGTCCGACCTCGACGAGCGGCGGACATGGTGGCTCGCCTCCCAAAAATGCGAGGGGTGCGGCTCCTACTCCGAGGAGCTCGAGGACGGGGGACCCGATGGCGCGGATTCTGGCCACATGGCCAGAGATGCGGCCAGAAAGGATGAGCCGTGACGACAGCAGCATCACGAGGCGCGGCCTCTAAGACCCGCGGCGACCAGTGGGAGGAGGCGCTCTCCGATTATCACGACCTCCTCGCCCGAGCGGGTAAGGCGCACATTCAGCGAGTCCCGACTCCGGTGACGGTCCTCGGCGCGGTCAAGTCGGACGCTCGAGGGCGTCGGTCATTCCCGGCCTGTTTCGCGTCGAGGGCTGGGGTCGACTTCGTCGGCGTCCTCGCGGGCGGTCGGTCCGTCTACCTCGAGGCGAAGACATGCAGCACGGAGCGCTGGGAGTTCGCGGCGGCTCTCGTCGCCCCGACCGCCTCCCGGGTCCCGGGTCCAGAGTGGGAGAGCCTAACTCGATGTCGAGCTCTCGGCGGTCTCGCCCTCGTCCTCCTCGACTGGTCCGCGGCGGGCGCGGGGTTCTGGGCTGTCGACTTCCTCGCCCTCGAGATACTCCGCGATAGAGGCGCGGCGTCGGTCGGACAGACGACCCTCGCGGGCCTCCCCTCAAACCTCGTCCGACCGATACAGGGGGTTCGATGGCTCCCCGAATAAATGGCAGGGGGGCGGGCCTCACGGCCGGGCTCCCGGCCCGCTACATACATCGGCTCAGAGCGGCGCAAGTCGAGACATACGCGGACGGGCGATACTACTCGGTCCGCTACCTCGTCGCCTCTCGCATCCTCCGTCGACTCCAGGCGATAGGCTACGCGGCGGAGCTCGAGCTCGACCATCTCTTTCCCGCGGCTCATCGCTACGTCCTCGAGCCGATGCGAGCGCTCGAGCAGAGGGACTTGAGCTCAGATAGTCCGACCTACTCCGTCGACCTACCGTATCCGGTCATGGCGTGCCTCGAGGCGTATCGCGGAGACTATGGGCTCACGTCTCGCCCTCGGGCGATGGTCCAGCTCCTCGACCTCGACGAGGCGGACGACGACCGGGCCTACAGCGAAGAGCGGATGACGTTCAATGTCCCGGTCGCGTTCGCCCCGGAGCTCGAGGCATGGCAGATAGCGAGCAAGAAGTCCGGACGGAGCATCGCCCTTACGTCCCTCGTCGTCTATCAGCTATCGGCGGCGCTCGCGGACGAGGGCATCGAACACAACATCTCACGCGAGGCGCGGGTCCGATGGCGTACCGTCCCGAGCGACATCCCGGAGCTCATCGCGGCCTGCAATTTGAAGGCGAACATTCCTCGGATGCTCCGTCCCGCGCTCGAGCGCGCGCGCGCGGTCCTCAGAGCGCGGGGCGAGGTCGGGTCGGGCGATGGATATAGCGAGACCATCCTCCGCTTACTCTGGAGCCGAGTAGGGCAGCCACTACCCGAGGCGCTCCGGGAGTCAAATCCCGGCGTCTTTGAGCGCGCTGTCGCTAAGCCTAAGGTCCAGAGCGGTCCGGATGTCTACGCGGAGCGGTTCCTGACGCTCTGTCGAGAGCGAGCGGCGCGGGATAAGTGGCTCGCTCGAGGCGGCGTCGGTCGGGCTCCGCTGTCGACGGTCGACGACCATCTGGGGCGCACGGTGCATCGGGCGCACGCTCAGCGCGTCGCGATAGACCGCGGCCTCCATACCTCCGACCAGGTGCGGACGAAAAAACGCGGAGGACGACGCGAGGGCGCGCTCGGTCTCTGGTAGAGTCTCCGGGCGTCCGTCCGTCGATGTCGACCCCTCGCTTATGTGCCGGGCTAAGGGTGAGACTCTCTCTCCGGTCGGCGGGCGGACGTGCTACACTCTCGGAGCCGGGGCGGGACGGTCCTCCCCCCGAGTCCGCTATCGCGCCTCGCCCTCGTCCGTTGTCCGCGACGGCGACGGCCTCTAGCGGCTCCCGTCCCGGCAATACCCTACGCCTCCTCGATGTGGTAGGCTCTCGCCCATGAGCGACCGCCTCTCCCCGCATTTCTCCGACATCGAGTTCTTGGACTGGCGCTCGGGCCACAACTGGCTCACGGCGACCAGTCGCCCGCGCTACCTCGAGCTCGCGACGCGGACGCTCGAGCCGCTCCGCTTGGAGCTCGGGCGCTCGATTGCGGTCGTCAGCGGAGAGCGGCGGGAGTCTAAGACCGCGGCGAATAGTCGTCACATGCCTCCGGAGCTCCGGCCTAATCCGCGGGAGCGAGGCAAGCCGGACGGCTCTCCGGACGCGGCGGCGGACCTCAAGTCCGCGGGCGTCACTCCGCTCGAGCTCGCGACCCTCGCTCTCCGGCTCATGGCCCAGAGGGTCATCCCGGTCGGGGGCGTGGGGATTTACCCTACTTTCATCCATCTCGATAACCGAGGGCGCCTCGCATCGTGGCGCGGCTCGGGCGTCGATGAGGCAACGTGGACACGATTCCGGGGCGCGGTCGCCGACTGCGCTACATGCATCCGCATCTCGATGGAGGTCTCGACCGATGACTAAGCGTCTCCCTCTCGCTCTCTTCCTCGCCCTCGTCCCGGCCTCGGTCGCGGCGCAAGATGCCTCGGGCATCTATGGCAACGTCTACGGATGCACGGTCAAGGCGTTCGCCTCGGGGAGCTGGACTCAGCTCGCGTCGAGCGACCTGAAGGACACGTCGACGGGCGCGGCGCTCTCGGCGGGTCTCTACCTCTCCTCGCTCTCCATCGTCTCGCGGGATGCGTGGGGCGGGGCGTCGGCGTTCTTGTGCCTCGGGCCCTCGGCGACTTGTCCGGCCTCGACGACGGATGCTCCGCGCATCGACGGCGGCACGGCCAAGAGCATCGAGGTCCGCGGCGTCCTCTCGGGTCCGAGCGCGGCTCCGATGACGACCCTCGCGATTCGTGGCAACGGGGCGAGCGCTACCCTCGAGGTCTGCGCCCATTACCGAAAGGCTCCGTGACATGGCGGGGACGACGACATCATTCCCGGGCGCTCCGGGTCCCGCTGGTCCCGCTGGTCCCGAGGGTCCTCAGGGTCCGGAGGGTCCGGTCGGTCCCGAGGGTCCTCAGGGTCCGCAAGGCGTCCAGGGCGACCCCGGGCCTCAGGGCTCGGTCGGACCTCAGGGCCCGCAAGGTGTCCAGGGCGAGACGGGTCCGGCGGGCGCGCAAGGTCCCGAGGGCCCGCAAGGTCCGCAAGGTGACACGGGCTCGACGGGCGCGACGGGCGCTCAGGGTCCTCAGGGCATTCAGGGCGTACAAGGCGAGCAAGGTCTGACGGGCGCGGCGGGCGCTGACGGCGACCGATACCAGACGACGAGCTCGACGTCGCTCACGATCGGGAACGGGACGAAGACCCTCACGGTCGAGACGGCGCTCGACTACTCCGTGACCCAGTCCGTCACCATCGCCTACGACATCGACGACCACATGCACGGGGAGGTCGTCTCCTACGATGACGCGACGGGCGTCCTCGTCGTCGATGTCGCGCATCATAGCGGGAGCGGGACGTTCTCCGCGTGGGTCGTCAACCTCAGCGGGGCGGTCGGCGCGGTCGGTCCGGCGGGTCCCGAGGGTCCTCAGGGTCCGCAAGGTATCCAGGGCGAGCAGGGCATCCAGGGCGCTCAGGGCGTTCAGGGCGAGACCGGGCCTCAGGGCGACACGGGCCCCGCGGGTCCTCAGGGCATCCAGGGCGAGACCGGGCCCGCGGGCGCTCAGGGTCCGACCGGACCTCAGGGTCCCCAGGGCGAAACGGGGGCGGCGGGGACGACTCTGGTGACGGGTCTCACGGACCGATATGAGGAGCTCCCGTCTCAGACGTTCTCCGAGTTCGCTCACGGAAGCCTCGTCGCGGCCTCCCCGACGCGGGACATCCAGACAGCCATCGACGCGACTCCGGTCGGTCCGGCCTGTCAGGTCATCGTCGGACCCGGCTCCTACTCGGGCGCCACGGTCACGATCCCGACCGGCCGCAACAACATCGCCATCATCGGACCGAGCGCGGGCGACTTCGGCGGCACGATTGCCTCGCTCAGCAGCAGCCGCGGCCTCACCATCGGCAACAACGCCGTGCGCGTGCGCATCGTCAATCTCCAGATTGAGGGGCTCACGACCATCTCGACGACGGGCGCGGGCGTGCATCGTATCGAGCGCTGTCAGCTCGGGGGCGGGCTCTCCGTCGGCGCTATCTCGTCATACGTCTATATCGTCGGATGTACGCTCGGGAGCGTGACGATTGCCGCAGGGTTTACGGGCGTCGTCGTTATCGACCGTTGTCAGTTCGACGCGGGCGCGACGCTGACGAATAGCACGCTCCAGACTCGGCTCCTCATCTCGGATAGCGCGGGCCTCGCGTCGGCTCCGACCTCGAGCGCGATTCTCAATGGGCGCTTTCAACTCGCGAGCGGGCTCACGGCCTACTACGCGAATGGAGCGGCGCTCCTCGGCGCGGCGCTAACGTCGGTCAACGGCTTGACCCCAGCGGCGGACCGCCTCCCCTACTACACGGGGGCGAGCTCCGCGGCTCTGGCGACGCTCACGCCATACGCGCGGACGCTCCTCGACGATGCGGACGCGGCGACGGCTCGGACGACCCTCGGCGCTCAGGCCTCCGACGCGACGCTGACGGCTCTCGCGGGTCTCACGACCGCGGCGGACCGTCTCCCGTACTTCACGGGCGTCGATGTCGCGGCGGTCGCGACTCTGACTCCCTACGCCCGGACGCTCCTCGACGATGCGGACGCGGCGACCGCTCGAGCGACGCTCGGTCTCACGACCGGGACGAGCGCGGGCAACGTGGTCGTGCTCGATGGCGCGGCTCAACTCCCGGCGGTCGATGGCTCTCAGCTTACGGGCGTCGTCGCATCGCCCTACACGGCGGATGCGTGGGACTTCCAGTGGAGCGCGGCGGCTGGAAGTCCGGCGACGCTCGCTAACTACACTGGCTCGGCGAACATCTCCGCGGTGACGGTCGTCGGCGGCGGCTCATTCGGCGGCGCGGCGGTGACTTACGAGACCGTTTCATGCTGGGAGTTCACTCCGACGGCTGTCAGTGAGCGACAGGAGCTCGCGGTCCAGCCCGCGACGCCCGTCGATGCGTGGGAGCTCCGGGTTCGCGTGTGGCTCCCGGGTGAGGACGCGACGGGGACGCCCCAGCATGTCGGCGCGCTCGGGAAGCAAGTCGGGACCAACACCCCGCAGTTCCTCGCGGGGGCGTCGATTCTCGGCGCATGTCGTCAGAGCGGGACCGCGGAGGAGGTCAAGATTGACACGGCGGACATCCGTCAGAGCTGGGTCACTCTCACCATCCGAGCGACTCCGGTATTCAGCGCGACGACCCCGACTAACTGGGCTCAAATCGCCTATCAGCTATGGTGCGGCGAGCATCTCGTCGGCACATGGAATGGGGCGAACGTCACGGCGGGGAGCCTCGCGGCGGGCCTCATCCGGTTCGGCAAGTCGACCGGGACCGGGACGCGGGTCATGCGTATCGCGTCGCTCCAATGGCGGTCCGGCAATAATCAGGCGACTCCGGCTTACACGTTCCGGGGTCGCGGATTCGGCGGCGGAGGTCCAGCATGACGTCTCGTCTTTCTTTCTCGGCGCTCCTCCTCGGAGCATGCTCGGGCGCTCATCTCCCTCCGGTCCCGGGTCCCTCGTCGGTCCCGTCGTCGAGCTCCTCGAGCGCGCATCGTCCGTGGGTATGCTCGACGCCCATCGGCGCTCTGGACCTCCCGCTCCCCGAGGCGCACGGTCTCCCGCTCGTCGGCGTGTCGGTCGTCGTCCAGGTCGGGCCCCAGCGGGTCACGGTCGCGTGTGAGGCTCCTCGCGTCGTCGAGCTCCCGAGCGCGCCTCCGACTGAGGCTCCGACTGAGGCTCCCGCTCCGGCTCCCGAGTCGGCTCCGTGAGGGGCTCTCTCCGAGGCTACCGGACGCTCGTCGCGGGCGTGGTCGGCATCGTCGCGATTACCGTCCTCGCCATTCATGGCGAGGGCTCGACGGATGGCGCCATCGCTCAGATTGCGGGGATTATCGGCGTCCTCGCGGGTCGCTCAATGGCGGAGAGGGACTCGCATCCTCCCGCGCCTCCTCCGGCCTCGGGCGGTCCTCCCGCATGACCTCTCGACTCCTCCTCGCGATGAGCCTCATCGGATGCGGCGCGGCTCCTCGCAAGGGGGACGACGAGCCTCGACTCCGACCATCTCCAGCGGAGCGGGCGGTCGCTATCGGTCTCGTCACGCTCGGGACCGGGGTCGCTACCATCGCCTCATCGTGTCCCGACCAGACCGCGGAGGACTGTCGAGCGCTCTCCGCTCGAGCCGGGGCGGTCGTCCTCTCGGTCTCCCTCGCGGCGGCGGCTCAGGCGTGGCTCGCGGCGTCGGACGACGAGGTCGCTCAGGCGGCGGAGCTCGAGCGCTGGGAGCTCGAGCGGCTCCGGGCCATCGAGGAGCATGACCCCTAATGGACGCTCTTCAGGTCCTCGGGATAGCAGGCGGGACGCTCACTATCGCGGGCGCTGTCTGGCGAGTCGTGTCGTCGGCGTCCCGTGTAGGATTCGAGGTCGAGCAATTGCGTCGGGACTTGTCTCGGCTAGAATCGAAAGTCGAAGAGCTCGAGGACACGCGGGTCTCTGGAAAGACGCTCTCCGAAAAGCTCCAGGGCCTCCGGACCGACGTCCTCCAGCGCGTCGAGCTAAAGCTCAGAGGAGGCGGCGACAGCCTATGAATATCCTTGTCTACGCGGAGACAGCGGCGGGGCGTGACCTACTCCGACACGCGGCGACCATTGTCACGGGCGGCGCGGGGTCGGTCACGGTTTACACTCAGGTCCTCGACGCGATGCGACAGCTCGACGAGGAGCCTCCTCCGGACCTCGTCCTCGTCGCGGAGGACGTCGAGGTCGGGGAGCTCGCCCCGAGCGAGCGGGTTTTCTTCGACCATCTCCTCCTCGCGGCGCGGCGGCGCAAGATTCCCGCCGTCCTCCTCGGCTATTGGCAACAGACAGGGCAGAGCTACGGGGCCCCGGTCGTCGCGGACCTCGGGGCGGAGAATCGGGTCCAGACTCTCCAACGGCTCGTCGCTCAGGCGCGGACCTCTCTCCTCGGGCTTGGAGTCGCGGCCTAATGCCTACGCCTAAGCGACCAAAGAGCGCGCACAAGAAGCCGGGACGCCCGAGTCTTTGCACGGACGAGACCATCCGGCGACTCTGCGAGGAGCTCGAGCGGACGGGCGTCGTCAAGTATGCGGCGGCGTTGGCGGGCGTCTCCGTCGACGTCATCGACCTATGGCTCTCGCGCGCTCGAGAGGGCGGGCAGTATGCGAAGTTCGCGAACGCTTGGACCCTCTCCCGGGAGCGCTCACGAGCGGCGCTCGTCGCTCGCATCATGGAGCACGCGGACCGGGACTGGAGGGCGTCGGCGTGGCTCCTCGAGCGTCTCGACCCGGCGACGTGGCCTCAGAAGCCGGAGGTCGTCGTGACGACTAACGTCAACCAGGGGGCGAACATCGCGCCTCTCCTCCGTCAGCTCGTCCATATGCCGAGCGAGGCGCACGGGGACGACCCGCCTCCGAGGGGGACGGCGTGAGCGTTATCCACGGGGACGCCCTAACGGAGCTCCAGCGCCTCGAGCCGCAGACCGTCGACGCGATAGTGACCGATCCCCCTTACGCCTCCGGCGGCTTTACGGAGTCGGCGAGGCGTCAAGCTATCGGACAGGGCCTCCTCTCTCACAACCTCCGAGAGCATGGATGGTTCGTCGGCGACCAGATGGGGACGAGCGGCCTCATGTGGCTACTCCGCTCGATGGCTTTCGAGGCGACGCGGGTCCTCGTCCCGGGCGGGGTGATGTGCGTCTTTTGCGACTGGAGGCAGGTCGCGAACATCGCCCCGGCGATGGAGTCCGCGGGCCTCCGGCTATCGAACCTCGTCGTCTGGAATAAGGGCGTCGCGGGTCTCGGGACGGGGTTCAGAGCCCAGCACGAAATGTGCCTCGTCCTAACTAACGGGTCGGGCGTCTACCATTCGGTCGAGTTCGGGAACGTCCTCACGGTCCCACGGATGAATCATCACGACCGGGAACACTGGACCCAGAAACCCGTCGAGCTCATGCGTCGCATAGTCCGGACGGCGGCTCCCGAGGGCGGGCTCGTCGTCGACCCGTTCGGGGGCTCGGGCTCGACGGCGGTCGCGTGTGTCCTCGAGGGGCGTCGGTTCCTGCTAGTCGAGCGGGACCCGGCTATCTGCGAGCTCGCTCGAGACCGCATCGCGGAGGCCCAGACCGGGAGCCGTGATAGGGGAGAGCAGATCGGGCTCTTCGGGGGAACGGCTTAGTCGATGCCTCGCATCGGCGAGCTAAGTCTTCTCCCGTGGCAACGTCGGTTTATCGGCGGAGGTCTCTCGGGGTCATGGTCGAGGGATGTCGCGGCGGTCCGCGGCGGTCTCGGGTCCGGGAAGAGCCTCGCCCTCTGCGCGCTCGCGGTCATGCTCTGCGACACGCGACCGGGTGCGCTCGTCGTCGTCGGTATGGATACCTTTCGACGGCTGAGGGACGTTCACCTCCCGCATCTTCACGGGCTCCTCGCGGGGAGCGCGGTCGTCTACGCGGCCTCGGAGCAGGCGTTCATATGGAGCAACGGCTCGCGACTCCTCCTCGCTCATCTCGACACGCCCCAGAACAGCGGGCCCGGCTCGTCGCCTATCGAGGGTCTCAACGCTCACGCGGTTCTCATCGACGAGTGTCAGGTCCTCCGCTCCGACGTCCTCGACGTGGCTCGCTCTCGAGCTCGCGTCCCGGTCCGGGATACGGAGGGCGTCGAGCGGCGACCTCTCGTCGTGACGTGTGGAATCCCCGTCGAGCCCGCATGGTGGGTCGACCGGACGCGGGACATCGGCGGCGCGGCATACCTACCCCAGAGCGCGGAGAACGCTCGACATCTCGGGGCGGGATGGCTCGACCGGATGCGGGAGACGTTGTCGTCCCGAGACTACGCGGCGCTCGTCGAGAATCGCCCGCTCCCTCCGGTCGGGTCCGTCTTCTACGCATGGGCTCCGGAGCGATGCGTCGTCGATGTCCCGGTCGACCTCGGGTCGATGCGGACGATGCTCGCTCTCGACTTCGGCATTCGGCATCCCTGCGCGCTCCTCCTCGTCGAGCTCACGCGCGGTCGATGGCATGTTCTCCGGGAGTGGGCTCCGGACGATGAGACCCTCCCCGACTTCCTCGCGAGACTCGGCGCGGAGCTCGTCCCGCGTCGCCTCTGGACCGCGGGGTCTCGACATCTCCCGGTCGACTCCATCGTCGCGGACCCGGCGGGCGCGGCGCGCTCTGCTCAGACCGGAGTCGCGGACCTCGACCTCGTCGCCCTCGCTCCTCCTCGAGGGCTAGGCATCCTCCCGCGGGTCGAGCGTGACCCCGAGCGGCGGGACATCGTCTCGGGGTGTACGCGGGTCAATCTGGCCCTCGAGCGCGGCGCACTCACGGTCGACCGGACCCTCTACGATGCGGGCCTCCGGGCTCCGGCCTCGAGGCGGACGCTCGCTCGGGCGATGACGGGTTACCGCTGGGACGAGCGGGCTCCGGGTCGACCGAGCAAAGACGGGACCCACGACCATCACGCGGACTGTCTGCGCTACGCGGTCCGGGAGGTCCTCTGGTATCTCGCGGACGCGCCTCGAGAGCGAGACGCTCGACCAGCTCCTCCGCGTCGAGCTCCATCGAGCGCGCTCGATGAGCGCTAGACTTGACGCGGTCGAGGGGCGTGCTATCGTGGCTCATCTCTCTCGCTCGGCGACTTAGGGGCTTTTCTTCGGTTTTCACCCTGACGAGCTGCGCCGCCAACCCGTGGCAGGGGAGGGAGATAGACCCTCGGGCGCATAAGCGCTCGGGGGTTTGCCTTTTTATGGGGGGAGTCCTGTCCTCTTCAAGCCTTCTGAAGGGTCCAAGCACGGCGAGTCAAGCTCCGACGCGGGCGCGGCGAATGGGTCGTCTCGGCGTGTCGGAGATGCCATCCCCCCAATAACTCTTTGCATCCCCCGTCAGGACCGAGGCTCGCGGAGCTCTGGCCCGACCATCGATAGACGGTCGCGTCGGACGCCTCGAGCACGCTCCGGTGTGCGTGTCCTGACGGGGTGTGCATCTTCTGACGGTATGTGCTAGTCTCTGGCCCGTGGCTATCACGACCCGAGTCCAGAGCTACTCCGCTCCCGAGGCCATACCAGGCCAGGGCGTCGGGACTCAGTCTCTCCCGGTTAATGACGGGGAGACGAATCGACGCCTCGTCGCGGTCGCTCCTCGCATCGCGGCCTATCGTCAGGCGATGCGCTGCGCTCCGTGTGCGGTAGGCGCTCAGGCCCTCCTCGGGCTCGCGACCTCCGCGACGTGGGATGTCGCTCCGGCTCCGGACTCTCCCACGTCGGAGGCGGCGGCGGAGGTCATTCGTCGGACGCTCGGTCTCGGCGGCTACTCGGCTCCGGTCATCGAGTGGGACGGGCGGGTCCTGAGTCTCCCTAGCTGGGAGGCCCGTCTCCGTCAGCTCCTCGTCGGCGCGCTTTACGGGTTCAGCCTCGCGGAGATGGTCGCCTATCCATATCAAGGGACGACCTACATCGACCTCGAGCCTCGCGACCAGTCGAGCATTCGGCGATGGGTCTATGAGGGGCGACGCCTCGTCGCGGTCGACCAGTGGCTCCGGGAGCCGGGCGGTCTGTCGAGCGTCGGCGATGTCCGCATCCCTTACGAGCGCCTCGTCCACCTCGTCTGGCCCTCGCTCTCCGAGGGCGTCGAGGGCGTCGGGCTCCTCCGTCAGGTCGAGCCGCTCGCTCAAGACTACCGACGGGCGGCGCAGCTCCGACAAGTCCTCTCCCAGCGCTACGCGGTCCCGACTCCGACGATCTCTATCGACGAGGAGAAGCTCGCCCGCATCAACGGCTCGGCTCCGAGCGCGACGGAGTATGAGGCGGCTCGCGATGAGCTCCTCGAGACGCTCCGGCGATATACCTCCCATGAGGAGAGCGCGCTCGTTCTCCCATCGTGGGCGACGCTGACGTTCTCGGCTCCCTCGAGCGTCGAGGGTCTCAACGCGACCATCGAGGCTCTCTCGCGGGAGATTCTCCAGGCGTTCTATGCTCAGCATCTCGCCCTCGGGAGCGCTACCTCCTCGGGCGCCTACGCGACGGCGCAGACTCACGCGGAGCTCGCGGCGCAGATGGCGGGCGACCTCTGTCAGTGGGTCTCCGAGGGCCTCGCGGGATACCTCCGCGCGATTGTCCTCGCGAACATCGGGCCGATCCCGCTCGACGAGCTCCCGCGCCTGACGTACTCGGGCATCCGCTCGAACCTCTGGGTCGAGAAGGTCTCGGACGTCGTCTCGCTCCTCTCCGCTGGGGTCATCACTCCGAGCGCGGAGGACGAGCGGGCTATCCGTCAGGCGCTCGAGCTCCCGGCTCCGACCCGTGCGGCGGAGGTCCGCTCCGAGCGTGAGCGTCTCGGTCGGACTCTTCGTCCGGCTCCTCTCTCTCCCCCATCCTCACCTATCCCCGAGGGCGTCTAATGCCTCTCCTCACTCAGGACGAGCTCACTCCTCCCGAGGCGGTCCGCGACGCGGCGCGTCTGGGCGTCGAGCTCCACGAAGCCGGGAAGAGCGGCGAACCTAATCCGGAGACCATCCGTCGAGCGAATAGCATCGCGGCGGGCGAGCCTCAGTCGGAGGAGTGGGCGACGGTCGAGGCTCCGGCGTGGTTCGCGAGGCATGAGAGCGACTGGGAGGAGGGCGTCGACGACGTCCCGGGCTCCGAGTCTCCCGGCTATGTCGCGTGGCTCCTCTGGGGCGGCGACCCGGGCGAGGACTGGGTCGAGGGTCTTCAACAGGCCTACCTCATCCGACGCGCTCGGGAGCTCGACCAGGGCGGCGACACGGGCGCTCGGGTTCAACCGGGCGTCTCGGCGATGGCTGTCGAGCCGAGTCACGTCGGCGCGCTCATGTCGGGCGCTCCTCGACGACACATCGAGGGCGCGCTCTCGGTCGTTCATGTCGAGGGTCCTCTCTATCCGATGGACTACTACTCGGCGCGGATGGAGCTCCGACGCGCTCAGCTTCAGGGCGAGCGGACGGTCGTCCTCCATGTCGACTCCCCGGGCGGCTACGTCTCGGGAGTCCGGGAGACTCGACGCGCTATCGCTCGAGCTCGCGAGGCGGGGATTTACGTTGTCGCCTACGTCTCCGGGATGGCTGCTAGTGCGGCGCTCTGGGTCGCGGCGGCGGCGGACGAGATCGTCGCGTCGCCTCTCGCTCAGCTAGGCTCCGTCGGCGTCATCACGACCCTCTACCGCGACGCGGAGCAGGGTCAGACCGTCGAGGTCGTCTCGAGTCAGACCCCGAAGAAGCGCGCATCCGTCGACGATGCGGATTACATCGCGGGCCTCCAGAGGCGCGTCGATGAGATGGCGGGCGTCATGCTCGCGGACATTGCGGCGGACCGCGGGACGACCGTCGAGGCTCTCGGCGATGGGTCCGTCTACGGTGCGGCGGAGGCTGTCTCTCGAGGACTCGCGGACCGTATTGCGTCCGAGTCCGACGACTGGATGTTTCTCGGGGGCTCGATGCCTCTCGATTATGCGCGGCGTGTCCGGACCGTCACGGCCTCCGCGTCTACCTCAGACGGAGACATGGAGGCCCTCGACATGAGCGAGGAGAAGAAGGCGCTCGACGCTCAGGTCGAGGCGCTCACGACGGAGCTGAACGCGGTCCGCGCTCAGCTCGAGGCGGCGGCGACGTCGGCGGCTACGGCTACCGCGGAGCTCCAGAAGCGCGACGCGGAGCGCATGGTCGAGACTCACGTCTCGGCGGGGCGCATCCCCCAGGCGCGGCGCGGTGAGTGGGTCGAGCGGGCGGTTCGCCTCGGGGTCGAGGAGGTCGGGGCGATGCTCTCGGACCTCTCGCCTATCGTCGCGGTCGCGAGCCCGGTCGGTCA